GAAAACCAGATCACCAGGTTACAGGAAGTGTTGAAGGAGAATGGCTTTGAAATGAATCTATTTGGGTGCGGGTGTTGCGATTCCCCTGTTTTGAAGGTTTGGTACAAAGGTGAGCTTATTGCAGATCAAGAGTATCCTTATTCATTTTTTGAAATGAGGAGGGAATAATGAAATATAGAATAATAGATGAGGTAGGATTTTTTGATAAAAGTGATCTGATTAGAGTGTGGGATAGATGTGGGTGGGATACATGTGGGTGGGATGATGATCTTGTAATTGTGGATGACATCGATTTTGAGAACATTACCATATCTGTAGTGAAGGAAGCTGCCATACTTGGTAGAGGGATGGCGGATACACGATCTATGAGTGAGGTTACTGAATAGTACCTTGCAGAGTATAAGGACTTGATAGAGTTTGTCAAAGAGGAGATGAAGATAACATGAAACCCGTTTTCAAAACTGCATGTGGGAGACTATACCAGGGTGATTGCCTGGAAATTCTTAAAAGTTGGAAAGACAATAATTTTACTACTGTTATAACTGATCCACCATATGAACTTGGATTCATGGGAAAGAAGTGGGACAGTTCAGGTGTAGCATTCCAGATTGAGACTTGGAAGGAAGTACTTAGGGTTTGTAAGCCTGGGGCTATCATGTTGGCATTTGGTGGGACTCGTACCCATCATAGACTCATGTGTGCAATCGAGGATGCGGGGTGGGAAATACGTGATGTGATGATGTGGTTGTATGGATCGGGATTCCCGAAATCATTGGACATTTCAAAGGCAATAGACAAGGCGGCGGGGGTTAAGCGTGAGGTCGGTCCTGTAGATTCCTCCAGAGCAGGGAGATTGGTAAATCAGAAAGGTGACTATAAAACGGGGGTAGGATGGTCTGCGGGGAATCGTAAAATTACAATAGACCCACCTGCAACCACCGAAGCCCAACTCTGGGACGGTTACGGTACCGCCCTCAAGCCCGCCTACGAGCCGATCATCGTCGCAATGAAGCCACTCGATGGCACCTTTGCAAATAATGCCCTGAGCCATGGGGTGGCGGGGCTGAACATAGACGCGGGGAGGATCTTCAGGGAGGAACGCGACACCAGCGGATGGAGTTTGTCTGGTAGCAAAGAGAGCGAAAACGCGGCAATGGGCGGAAAGAACTATAGCCGAGATCCGAAACCGGACAATCTCAAAGGCCGCTGGCCCGCGAACATCATCCTTGACGAAGAGGCCGGGGCTATCTTAGATGAGCAGGGGAACTACATATCACAAGGTATGATGCACCCAGACACAGGTAGAGCTTCCAGATTTTACTATTGTCCCAAAGCATCAAAACCAGAACGTGGTGAAAGCAACACACATCCTACAGTTAAACCTATAACTTTGATTGAGTATCTTGTCGGCCTTGTGGCCCCACCCAAAGATGCTAAGATACTTGACCCATTTATAGGATCTGGAACTCTTGGAGTAATTTGTGAAGAACTTGAGACCAAATATGTTGGCATAGATTTAGATTGTAGTATAGCTACTAATCGTATTGGTGAAACAATACCTTCAACTGGGCTATTTAGGAAGGAATAATGAAAGACGCCAAAAATTACCGTGATGGTGGTCAAGGGATGATTGAGTGGTGTGACGATCGTGTGTATCTGCCCATTTATCCACCAGGAAGTGATATTGCCATCTGGACAAGAATGGGAGACCTCCCAACCACTCCAAACCCAAAGACTGGTCGATCATATAGAGAGATGTGGGAGAATCAGCAAATTGTTCTTCGCCAGGCATTGGCTATGGAAGATAAGAAGTTTGTCTATAGGCTTATTGTTTTTTGCTGGATGCGAGGTGAGGGGAAGAGTTTGCTGGCTGTTCTTATACAGTTGTGGAAGTTCTTCAATTGGCCACGTCAACAGATCATGCTCGGTGCTAACAGTAAGGATCAGGTCAAGTTTGTTCACTTTGACATGATGCGAGATATTATCCTGAACAGTCCTAATCTGCTTCTGATGGTAGGTGGGCATCGAAACATACAGGAGAAGGAAATACGAATGAAAGATGGGGATGATAGTATCCGAAGTATTATTCGGAGTATTTCATCCTTTACAGGTATTGTCTCGAACATTACAGGTTACACCTTCTCCGAGATGTTTGATATGAAAAATCCTCGGTTCTTCGTTCAGCTTGATGGTAGTATTCGAACCATTCCAAATGCCCTCGGAGTGATTGACTCCACCGTATCTGCAAAGACTCACGTACTTTACCAATTATATACTTCCTTCATACAGCGTAAGACCAAGACTGTGTTTTTTAGCTATCGATCTTCACCTGGTGGATTGATAGAAGACTTCTGGAATCCTGGGATGGATTCAGATCAGCTGGAAGATTACAAGGTCAAGTTTCCTTTCGGTGAGTTCGACAAGTACTTCAAGAATATATGGTCGGCTGGTTTACTGGCTATGTTCCCTGAAGAGGTTGTAGAGGAAGTAGGGATTGCTGGAGTGCATGGGCACCATCTGAATCATGTTGACATCAAGTTGCTTGTGGATGAGAAGTACAAGAAGATTGATCAGATTGCCCAGATAACGAATAAGGGTTTGACTCAAGGGATTGAACACATCCAGAATGAGATCGATTTGATTACTGCCAAGTTTAAACCAATGGATGACATCTATACACTTGGTGATCGATATCGAAAGTCCATGATTGTCACTATGAGGGATTTGGATAACTTTTCCCAAGTGTTTGATACTGATTGGTCGATACATGCAGGGGTTGACTTCGGTGATCCCTATGCTACGAAAGGACTTGCTCGAACCATTCTGACGTTTGTTGCCAAAGGATTACCAGGCAGTAAGATACAACCTCACTTGTTCCATCCTGACGAAGTGGCACCAAAGTTTCTTTATCTACTTATTGGTTTCCTGTTAATAGACAACCATTCGCTGAACGCTGTCAAGACCATTGTAGAAGAGGCTAACAATGAGTGGGCTGGTATCGATACTTTATGCAGTGAACGGTATGGTGCATGGGACGTTCAGGACTGGTGTGAGGAAAGAGATATAGAGTTTGAGGCTATCTTTCCGAATTACGAACGGCAGAAGGCAGCTTTTAAGGAACTGCTGGAGGCAGTAACGGAAGGGAGGTTTAAGTCACCTACAGTAGTCATTGCAGGTTCAAAAGAATCCGACCTCTTACGGGAGGAGATGAAAGAGTTCAACCATGACTCTGAGAGGAAATGGTTTGGATCGTCGGAGAAGTTTGAGAAGTTTGGGATTCAAGATGATTCAATGTTTTCAATAGGATGGGGTATTTATGGTGGAAGAAACAAAAACATTCAAGATTTTAGACCCAGAAGGAATGCCATGAATTTCGGGTACTTTCAAGACAACAAAGCCAACCTGGGGAATTATGCGTAAATAAAGCTTGACAGATGGTGTCCAGGCATTGTATAAGGTAATCTATTCTTGAATAATTTGATAGATGCCCTCGCTAATTGGAGACACCATGGAGCAAGAAGAGTTAGCTGAAGTTATACCGCTTGACGGCAAGGCAAGAGACTATTTGCTTGACATGCCTGATGAGGTTTTGCAGAAGCTTTCTTTTTCCATGCCGTGGCAGTACGATGATGCTGAGAAAGGTTATCGTGATCCTGACAAAGGTCTTGTCACAGGAGCAGTAGGTGACAAGGCTACTCGGGATCTTCTGCAAGATGAGTGTTGGGACAAGTTCAATAAAAATCCGCAGTTCAGTTCAGCCATTCGAGACCAAGTAGGTAGAATTGGTGGTCTTGGTTTCGCAACTACTTCTGGTGTATGGGAAATTCATCAGAACATCCAGAACATCTATTATGATCCCCGCAATCGTTTATACAATTATCTTCCAAAATACATAGGTAGGGCATTTGTAGAGGGAGAACTGTACATCATACTCACTTTGCACCCAAATGGCTTCGTAGAAGTAGACTTCAGCGAGCCAAAAGAGTTAAGTAGCAAGGGAGATGACAACACAGGGATCATTTACCACCCAGATAAACCCCATATGCCGCTGTTTTACCTCTATAAAGACGCCGCAGGAAATGTCTCTCGACAAGTACCAAGTATCTTCGTTGGCATGTATCCTGAGTTATCCTCAGTGGCAGCAAAGCATCCCGACTATAATAGAAAGCTTCAGAGTGGAGCGAGGACAAGAAGTTCCAAATATAACAAGCTGAACAAGTACAAAAGGTTTGTTGTATCGTGGGATAGAGGTTATATGACACGGAGAAACGTGTCATACCTTCGAACAGTTCTTGAATGGCTCAATTACTATGAGAACCTGAAGAAGTTTGAGATTGATCACAAGAAATCCAGCGGATCTTACGTCTGGGTATTCTCGTTCGAGGACGCCAGATCCTTTAAACTGTGGCTTTCTCTAAGTGATGAGGAACGAAGGAAGACTGCCATCCTGTCAAAAATGACTCCTGGTGGTAAACTCGTACTTCCTCCAGGTATGTCGGTGAAAGCCGAGTCTCCAGCCTTGCCGACGATCAACGATCAGGATACTGATATCCTGCAAATGGTATCATCTGGAATGGGCATTGCCGAAGATCAGATGACAGGTTCAGCAAAAGGAACCTTTGCTACTGTGAAAGCGTCACGTGGTCCTGTATCCGATAGAACAGCCGACGAAATCGCATATTGGGATAGATTCTATAAGTACGACTTTTGGGGAAGTGTATTCTTCTTACAGCAAGCTATCGGAGCCTTCCCTGCAACATTTCCAGTCAAAGAGGCAGTCGATTGGGATGCCAAGCAGGAACCAATTTTCAAGAACGTTCCTTACAGACCAGAGTTCTTGATCGATGTCACATATCCTGTTTCAGAGATGATCGATACCGAAGCAAGGTCAAAGGGCCTCTTAGGTGCGAAACACGGGCCCGTAGCAGAGACATTAGGTATTCCCAACTCAGAGGTTGCCAAGCGTCTTGGCTTCGGTGGGTATGATCGTCTACGCCTTATGAAGGCTACTGAAGATGACAAGTATCCTGAGCTTGTCTATACTATAGATGCTGAGAGTATTCAGGAAACTGTCGAAGGTGAGCCGAAGAAAAAGACCGATGATAAGAAAAAGGAAAAGAATTCCAAACTAAAGAGGTAGGATCATGACTATCGAAAAAGTCCCACAAGGAGCATTAAGACTACGATCAAGTGGCGCACAAGCCTGTGCATTTGCCAAAGATGGGGAAGAAACTCCACAGCTTCAGATGGTAGCTTACAGCGGTGGAGTCATATCAGATCATTACTATTGGGGTAATCTGGTTATTGATTTGAGTGGGATGAAATTCTCCAAGAAGAAATACCCTGTGCTTGAAGATCATTGGACAGCGAAAAAGATTGCCTTTACGGGTAAGCCAGTGATTGAGGATAATAAGCTTTCTCTCGATCCTGCGAAAACTACCTTTGTTGATACGCCAGAAAGTGAGGAGTTCCAGAAACTGTCAAAAGAGGGATTTCCTTACGAATCGAGCATATATGCCGAACCTTCTGTTATTGAGAGTATAGAGGAAGGGGCATCGGTTGAAGTTAATGGATTCACATTGAAGGGTCCTGCAAGAGTATGGCGTCAATGTGAGTTCAAAGAGGCGTCTGTTTGTGTATTCGGTTATGATGACAAGACGAGTTCACAGGCATTCTCAAAGGAGGTGGTAGAACTTTCCGTAGAGGAAACAGTTGTATCAATTGAAGGTAAGGTAAATAACCCCAAGGAGGTGAAGAAAAACATGAATCTTGCACAATTGCAGAAAGACCACCCCGAACTCGTAACGGAGATCGAGGGGGCCATTACGACCACGCTAACGGCGGATTTCGATACCAAGCTTGCTGCTCAGAAGGCAGAAGCTGATACACAGAAAACAGGTCTCGAAACCCAGATGTCGGCTTTGAATGATCGTCTCCTTGAAAGTGAGAAGCAAGAAACGCTTCGCACCGAAAGGGAAACGAAACTACGTGCCGATGGTATCTGGACCAACAAACTGTCGGAAAGCGAGGTGCCAGTACATCTCCACGACAAAGTTCGGCTGCATGTCGTTCACTCCAAGTTTACGAAGGATGGTGTGACCGATTGGGAGAAGTTCTCCGAGGCCGTCGGTGTCGAGGTGACAAGCTGGGAGGAGAGCGGGGTAACCACGACCGTTATGGGCAGTGGTCTTGGTGGGGAAACCCGTGAACTTGAAACAGGCAAGAAGGATGCGGAAAAACTGTCGAAGGAGAATACCGAGCAGTCCGACCGTATGTTGAAACTTGCCGGTCAACCACAGAAGGAAGCGACCACCTAGGAAGGAGGTGAAAATCTTATGGTAGTAGGAAGAGACATTCCGAGTATCCTTTACGGATCTCAGGAAGATTACAAAAAGCTGTACTATTCGGAGCCGTCCGCGGCTTTGAAGATCCCCATTACGATTAGTCCTGGGTACGGGATTCTGAACATGGGAACGGCTTTGTCGAAAAATGATTCGACAGCGGGGAATGTAGGGAAGTACCTGCCCTACGATCCGACAGCTACAATCACAGGTGCTGAAGATGCTCCTGGTCGTGCCAATCTGGTTCAGGACTCCGGAGCCGTTGCAACTGATCTTTATGTTACCATTGCTGATGCCTACAAATTTATTGTAGGTGATGATGTCATTATTGTTGATAGTGACGGTGAAGGCGCCGCTGAGAATCTTGGAGCCATTACGGCGATTGATGTAACGACATATACTCAGATGGCGGTCATTACAGTCACCGATGCAACCAGTGATGATTTTACCACGGCGAAGTTTGCCTACATTACTTGTGAGGGTTACAATACCTGTGATGGCATTCTGGAGAAGTCTGTTCAGACAGGTGTTGGTGAAAATTCACAAGGGGCTATTGCAACGATGATCTGGGGCAACTGCATGTTGTACGTCGGCGGGTTGCTTAATGTTGATTCAAATGCAAGGACCGATCTCTCCGCCACGGCGTTGGGTTCGTACCTTGGGATACGATAAGGGGGAGGTGAGAAGATATGCCAAGAGGTTTAGGTGATATTCCGAGTTTGAGACTGGAAACGCTTCAGAACTTTGTCACACTGTTCATGGCGCCGCCGGAACTCATTCTCTATGCATTGTTCGGTACGTCCAATTCTCCCTCCAGTACGATCAAGTGGGAGTCGCAGGAAGGTGGACGAGGTATGTCCCCGTTCAAGCCGCCTGGAGCACCTACGCAGGTGACAGCGCCGCATGGAGTAGCAGAACATTCGGCGGAGACGGCTTTCTGGGGTGACAAAATGTTCTTCGATGAAGAATTCCTCAACAACCTTCGGAAAGCAGGGACGGAAGAGCAGTATTTGACGGCAGAGGAGCGCCTGACGGGTGAGCTTGCAAAGATGACCAATCGAGCCAACCGCCGGCGTGAATGGATGTTTGCTAAGATGATTTTCGATGGATCCTTCGATTACTCCGCAAGGGGTGGTGTGAAGATCTCCCTCGATTATGATCTTTCATCCGATCATGAGGTAACACTCGCCACGGCGGATAAGTGGGAGAGCGGAACCAATCGGGACATTATGAGCGACATCATTGATGGCAAGAAAAAGATTAGTGATGATACAGGCTCCGCAGTGACCCATGCTTTGTTCAACAGTACCGTTCTGAAGTATCTGGCGCAGGATCCCACGATCCAGACGTTGCTT